GGAGATTGGTGACGCGTTCGATCAGCAGGCCATGTTCGGCTACGCGCTCGCTCACATCGAGCCGACGGCTGAGCTTATCGCGATGTGCTACCGAGCGCTCGCAGCGGCGGGGGTTGAAGCGCTCCCCGTCGACGAATGCCAGGTCGACGCGGACCTGTTTCTATAGGTCGGGCCAGAGCATGAAGATCTACGACCCGTGCACGTGGACCCGTAGTGGAGACCACTATACGACCCGTTGGTCCGACGACATCAATCTCGTCGTCGCGCTGCAAGATCATCGGTGGGTCGCTGCCGTCTTTTTCAGGGGCGATAGCGTACACCTAAGCGAGCACAGCGGGCAGGACGAGGCGTTCGATGAGGCCATCGAGGCAGCACTGCGCGCGAGGCACCTCAGACGCTTCCTGCCGGACGCTCCAGCGCGCCACAAGCCGGATGCGGTCGATCGATAGCTCTGCAAGCGTCTCGTATCTCTCGCCTTCCGGAAACGCGCGCGAGATCTTCCAAGCATCCCACTGGTAGCATGTCAATAACAAACTGCATGGGCCGTGCAAGTTGTTGGTATAGCATCGCTTTTTCGCGCATTACCCGTGAAGGGTGCACGGGCCATCAAAAAGCTCGCGAACTAGCGGCTTGGTGGAAATTGGGCCCGACACATGGGCCCCCGACAACCCCGGCCTAAAGACACGTAGTTACATGGGTAACCCGAATCGACCTGTCGCAGGCGAGCGAATCCAGCGCGCCCAGTGGGTGGCAGAAGCCGTGCGCCTTGCGGGCGAGGGTTGGTCATCGCGCGACATTGCCGAGCGGCTGAGCAAGCACCACTCGACGGTCTGTGATGCGCTGAACGCCGAGTACGAGCGTGCGAGGCCGACAGACGCAGAGATTCGTGCCGCTCGCGAGATGAAGCGAATGCGCCTCTACCGCGGGCTCCAGAAGTGGACCCAGGTTCGCGACGACAGCATCGCGGCAGCCGAAGCGAACCCCGACTGTCTGCCCGACTACAAGGCCGGCGAACTCGTTCTCAAGCACGAGGCGCTAATCGCCGCCGTCGAAGGGACCGACGCTCCGAAGCAGACGGAGCTGACGGGGAGGGATGGCAGCCCCGTCCCGCTCAGCCTCGAGAACCTAACCGATGAGCAACTCGAGCGCGTCATTACCTCCCTCGCTGCCGAGGGGGCTGACGCGGGAAGCGCTGCTGAAGGCGGCGGTAGCAGAGAAGGCGCGTAGGGCGAACCAGGTAGCGCGGCTCCCGCTTCTGGACTTCGTCCCGGCAATTAGCCCACGGTGGGAGCGGCCAGAGCATCTGCTGCCGATTGTGAATGTCTTTGAGCGGGCTCTAACGGAGCCGGTTCGGGCAGTTATCTCGGTACCACCGCAGTTCGGAAAAACCGAAGTAATCATGCATGGCCTGGCGCGTCACATGGCGCGCAAGCCGTGGCTCCGAAACGCATACGCGACCTACGGCGCGCAGCTATCGCGAAAAAACAGCAGAAGGCTCCGCGATCTGGCTGTGTCGGCTGGCGTCAGACTCCGAGAGGATGCTCAGGCTGTCAGCGAGTGGATGACGGCGGATGGCGGTGGTCTTCTGGCTACCGGTGTTCGACTTCCGCTAACTGGTAATCCAGTAGACGGCATCCTCGTCATCGACGACCCGCACAAGGATCGCGAGGACGCTGAGAGCCTGCTTTCGCGCGAGCGTATCTGGGACTGGTACTCGTCGACAGCGCTCACTCGTGTGCATCCGACGGGGAGCATCATTGTATGTCATACCCGATGGAACGATGACGACTTCATTGGGCGTCTATCCAAAGAGGTAGACGAGGACGGCAGGCTGGTTTGGGAGATCATCAATCTGCCAGCTATCCGCGAAGACGGCTCACCCCTCTGGCATCAACGGCCACTTAAGTTCCTCGAACAGAAGCGACGGAGTACCAGCGAGTACGACTGGTGGTCGCTGTACATGGGCAGCCCGCGGCCTCGCGGGTCTTCCGTATTCCGGGGCGCCAGGTTCTACGACCGGCTCCCGGTTCGATATCGCATAGGCAAAGGCGTCGACCTAGCGTACACGGCGAAGACCCGAGCAGACTGGTCTGTATGCGTAGTCCTCCTTCGGGAAGATCGCCCTGGTGACGAGCCCCTGTTCTACGTTGTTGACATTCGAAGAATGCAGGTCGAAGCGCCAGACTTCATTCGGGAGCTCGAATCAGTCGACGTGAGTTGGCCCGGCTCCTGGCACTGGTTCTGTTCGACGACGGAAAAAGGCGTCGCTCAAGTTGTCAGCAGCGGCAACGTCTTCATCGAACCAGAGGTAGCGACTGCCGATAAGTTCGTCCGCGCTCAGCCAGTATCGGCAGCGTGGAACGATGGCCGAGTGCTCGTGCCGCGCAATGCGCCATGGCTCAAGGCGTTCGTTGATGAGATTGGCTCATTCTCCGGAGTCGGCGACCGACGTGATGACCAGGTCGACGCACTAGCTAGTGCCTTCCATATCGTCAGCGGCGGCCCTGGTGGGGCAGCCATCGTCTCCGGTACAGGCTCTCGCTGGGAAGGCGAAGAGCGCGGCTTTGGCTGAGACTTAGCCGACCTAGAAATCCTAGCTTGGAACCCCCGCGCGCAGGCCGCGCGGCATGTGCATCGCCCCTCGCTCTTTACGCGGCGAGGTGACTGCGCCTCAAGCAATAACCTTTTGAGACGCGGCCTCGCCGCGAGAAGAGGGATAGTCCCATTAGGCTCCTTCATGGTGACCACGCCGCACGGCTCGTCTCGCAGCGTATTGCCGAGCCCGTTGCCTCTCTGTCCGTCCTCAAGCAGACGCCTGCCGACCGCCGCGTCCAAGGCATGGTCGCGCACGTCCTCGACAGCAACACGCTCTGGCAATACGAGTCAGCGTCGACTGTGGCTGGAGACGACGTGCTCGCGGTCAAGCCAAACGACAATCCGTCGGCCGGACGCTGGATGCGTATGCCCGGAGCGGCACTGCTGCGTCTTCCGTTCTACGCTACGACGCCGAGCGGCACAAACCTCCTGACCGTCCCGAGCGGGTCGATCCTCGCCCCGAAAGAATTCGGCGTTGCGGTCTCGCGTGTCTTTACCGGCGCCTCGAACGCCGCCATTGCAGTGAGCTCCTCGAACCATCCCGGGCACACGGGCGTCGGCGGGTTCATGGGCTCGTGTGTCGCGACGCAGCTGAACAACGCATTCACGGGGACGGGCTCCACTTTTCTGATGGGGCCCATCGCGTCGGGTACGTTCGACTCGTTTGCGAATCGACGCACCTGGATGAAGGGCGGAGACACAATTCGTCTAGACGTCATCGGCGCGCAGTTCGGCACGGGCGTCGGCGCCATCCTCGTCGAGTGCGACATCCTCCAGAACCCGGGCGTGTAGCTCATGGCGCACCGGTATTCGGCCTCGATCAACCGCGCGGGCCCCGTTAACAGCGGGGCTGCATACGCAGAGATGCTCGCGGGGGCGACCAAGTCGATCTCGGTGCGCTCCGTCAGCGTGACGGCTGCCAGTGCTACCGGTGGCGAAGTTGCCCTCGTGCGAGCCTCGTCGATTGGTACTGGAACATCTATCGCCACGGGCCTCGCTCACCGAAGCGGGTCTCCAGTGACCGCGGCGCGTCTCCAGTCGGCATGGTCCAGCGCACCAACAGGTGCCGTTTCCGTGTTCCGGAGCGAGCTTCTTCCAAGTGCGACGGGTGGCCAGCGCGAGCTTTGGCACGAGGATGATGGCCCGCTCGTGCTTGAGCCTGGTACCAGCCTCCTGCTTATTAATCAGGCGTCCGGCATTCACGGCGGCGGTCTACGAATCAACGTTACCTGGGAAGAGGGTCCTCTTTCCGATCGCTGACACGAGGTCTCGATGACGGCGTCTGCAACGTCGCGCGGCAGCCGCAGTCGCACGAGGCGTCCAAGCAAGTCGTCCACGGAGAGCAAGGCACGTGGGGCGAGCACTGCTCGTTCCCAGGTCGTGCCGGACCTGCCTCTGTGGAACCAAGCGACTCGCATCGGCGGCGGCCTAACGCCGTCACGCGTCTCGACCATCATCCGTGAGGCCGACGCGGGCGAGCCTCGCCGCCTGATCGACCTCGCCAACGAGTGTCGGCAGCGCGATGCGCATCTCCAAGCGGTTCTCTCCTCCAGCGAGGAGTCCATTGCCGGTCTCAAGTGGCAAATCGTCCCGCCGGACGACGCTCGGTCGAAAGACAAGCGGGCAGCCAAGTGGATCGATACAACACTTCGGACGAATCCGCACCTGCATCGGCTCATTGCCGACTTGGCAGGTGCGGTCTTCTACGGTCACGCAGCTAGCGAGATCATCTGGGCGAAGGATAAGGGACGTCTCGTCCCCGACCGATTTGTTCAAGTTGCGCCGCGTCGGTTTCGGTTTCGTCGGGACGATGGCGCCTTCGTTATGTACGACGATGGTGGCCCCGAGATTGACATCTTCCGAGAGTATCCAAACAAGTTCGTGTGCTCTCGACCGAGAGTCACGGGTGATGTTCCTCAACGTGAGGGCCTGAAGTTCGTCCTCGTGTGGATGAGCACGATGCGGAACTGGTCTATCGGCGACTGGCTGAAGACCGGCGAGATGTCATGGAAGCCGTGGCGCATTGGCACGTACAAGAAGACCGCTACGAGCCACGAGGATCGATCCGAGCTTGCCGATGTGATGCGGCGGCTTACGACGGACTTCTCGGCCGTAATTCCGGACTCGACAGAGATCCGGATCGAATGGCCGAACGGCGCGACGACGAGCAAGTCGACGCACGGCGAGATCGTGAACGTGCTCGCTCAGGAGATGAGTAAAGCCGTTCTCGGGCAAACCGAGACGACGCAGGCGTCGGCCTCGAGCGGATACGCGCAGGCAAAGGTGCACGACGCTGTTCGTAAGGACCTCCGCGAGAGTCGCGCAAGACAGATTGCGACCGACCTGACGCGCGACCTGATCGCTCCGATGGTTGCACTCAACTTCGGCGCATCTGTCCGATTGCCTCGCTTCGAGTTCATCACGGCGGAAGAAGTTGACGCCAAGGTGTTTTCGGAAGCGATTGTTAATGTGGCAGGCGCCGGGGTCATTGTCCCGCAAGGCTGGATACGCGATCAGATGGGCATCCCCGAGCCGAAGGGCGACGAACCTACGATTGGTGGGCAGCCCGAAGGCGAAACGGATGACGGCAAGACTGACGGCGATGGGGCCAAAAAGCCCGACACCGAAAAGCCTGACGCCGAACCGGATGACGGCGACGACGAAGAGCCTGCCTCCGAAGAGGCCTAATCGCAGACGCCAACGCGGCGGCACTCGGCCAGGTCCGCATCTGTGGCCACGATGGCAGGAGCTTATGTCTACAGCAGAAGAGGAACTCGAGCGGATGCTCGGCCTCGAGTCGGCCTCCGCACGGCGTCTAAAGGACAACACGGCCTCTGCTATCGACAAGATCAAGGGCTCCCCAGGTCTCGATAGCGCGATTTACACACTACGCCAAACGGTTGCAACAACCGTAGTTGGCTTTCGTAATGACGTCCGAGTCGACGCTGCAAAGCAGTTTTCCGAGGAGGTAGGTGTAGCGACCGAGCCTTCGGGAATGAACGATTCGGAGCGCGGCGACAAGGCATCTGCCTACTACGTCAAGTCGTGGGTCAACGCTCTCGCATCGGATTACGGCGGCGGTGGAGGCTCATTCGGCGGCGGTGGCTCGACGGATAGTTGGGACGTCGCAGTAGATGCTGCACACGAAGCCTCGGTTGGTGCTCTCGATCGAATAGCCACCTACGAAGTTGTAGACGCCTGGAACGATGAGCACCGGCGCAATGCAGATGCGCACCCAGAACTGCAGTTTCGGCGGCGCTGGTACACCAAGAAGGATGTCTACGTTTGCAAGAAGTGCGGGCCAATGCACGGCGTCTACGCTGATGCAGGCGGGCAATTCTCACTAAACGGAGCACCCATCAGGTGGCCGCCTCTCCACGGTGACTGTCGCTGTATCGTAATCACTAGGCTGGTTACGCCGGACTCCGAGCCGAAAGGCGGAGGCTACATGGATCCGAATTACGAAGGGCTCGCGCACGATAGCGTGCAGGGCCAACTCATCACGCGCGCCAATGCGATGTGCGTGCGCGGGATTGACCAGCAACGGCGAAGCGTCGAGTTCGTAGCTTCGACGGACGCTGTCGACTCGCATGGGGACGTCATCGAGCAAGCAAGCTGGCAGCTCGGGCACTACCGAGAGAATCCCGTCGTTCTCTACGGGCATGATTCGCGTGAATTGCCGATCGGGCAAGCTACCCGCGTCGAGGTCAAGAACGGTCAGCTCGAGACGACGATTCAGTTCGCGAGCGCCGAGGCCAATCCGCGCGCCGAGCAGGTGTGGCAGCTCGTTCGCGAGGGCGTATTGCGCGCCGTCTCCGTCGGATTCCTCCCGACCAAAGGCGCCTACGAACGTCGCGACGGCTCGGAGGTCTTTGTTTGGAAGTCGCCCGTCCTCAAAGAGATCAGCGTCGTGCCGGTGCCGGCGAATCACGAGGCGCTGGCGCGAATGAAAAGCGCGTTTGCAACTCGTGAAAAGCCCATGACTACGCAACCCAAGAACTCCCCGGTGCAACCGGGGCCCAAATCTGGCTCCGCCGAGGAGATCAATACAATGAGCGAAGGCAACAAGGACCTCCAAGACAAGGTCGAGAAGCAGGCCGCGACCATCGCGAAGTTCGAAGTTGAGGCCAAGGGCCTCACCGAGCGCGCGGAGAAGGCAGAGGCCAAGCTTGCCGATGTTTCGGCGGCGCTCAAGGCGCTTGAGACCGAGAAGTCTGCTCTCGAGGCGCAGACCAAGGCGCTCGCCGATGAGCGCGACGCGCAAAAGAAGCGCGCGGACGCTCTCGAGGCGACGACGATCGATCAAGAGGTCGAGGCGCTCGTTGGCAAGAAGATCTCGGCGGCCGAGAAGCCGCTGTTCGTCGACCTGCGAAAGGCCAATCCGGACCTGTTCACCAAGATGATCGAGCAGCGACAGCCGATGAGGCTCTCCGAGTCCGTCGTCCCCCCGGAGAAGGCCGACGCTGGGAACGACGCCGACCTCCTCAACGAACTGAAGAGCGCCGGGCTCTGATTCCCGTGCAAGCAAACCAAAAGGAGTAACTCCAAATGAGTACTGCTGGATGCAAGCCCGGGAATAGCACCTTCGTCGGGTACAAGGTCAAGGCCAATGCCGCTATCGTAAAGGGCGTTGGGGTCTTCTTCTCCGACGACGAGGAGGTTGATGTCGCGGTCGCCAATAGCAAGGTGATCGGGATTGCAGCCCAGACGGTCACTGGCAATGCGGCCGGCACGAGTCGCGTCGAGGTCCAGCTCTGCGATGGCGGCACGGCTCGCGTCAAGGTCTCCTCTGGTGGGGCGACTCGCGGCGAGTACGCGGTTGCCGGGACCGACGGGTTTGAGGACCAGACCATCGGCAGCGGCTCGACCGTCAAATACATCGCCGGCCAGTTCCTCGAGAGCGGCGTCGATGGAGATTTCGTCGAGATGCGTCTCGGCGCGTTCGCCGCCGGGGCGGCGTGATCGAAGGGCTAAAAGTCATGAGCTCCAATATCAAGATCGCCTCCGAGGAAGACATTGTTTCGCTCCAGCGCACCGCTCGCGGCAAGCGCTGGGAGAATGCTCAAGCCAAGCTCGCCGATATGCTCGCCGACGCTGGCAAGTGCAAGCGACTCAATGAGTCCTTTATAAAGGTGAAGGGCGTTAGCCCTGGTGAAGTGCACTCGGACACGTTCCTCTCGAACCTGTCGCAGATGTACGCGAACGATGCGTACATCGGTGAGCGGCTCGTGATGGCTGTGCCGGTCCAGAAGCGCACGAACAAGTACGCTGTCTACCCGCAGCGCGAGATGTTCGAGGCGCCGAGTGACCTGCTCACGAGTGAGCGGGCGCAAGCGAACGAGATCAGCGAGACGCGGTCGAGCGCGTCGTACGAGCTGCGCGACTACGGTCTGCAGAACTTCGTATCGAACGAGACGCTTGACAACCAGGACCTCCCGTTCACAGAGCGTGCGGATCTGGTGACCCACCTCGCCGAGCACCTTGCGCGCAAGCGAGAGATCCGCATCGCGGAGCTCCTCACCACGGCGAGCAACTACGGATCGGGGAACACCACGACGCTCTCGGGCTCGGACCAGTGGAATGGCTCGACGGGCGGCAATCCGATCAAGGACATCCAGACGGCAAAAGCCTCGCTCTTCAACGGGCCTGGCGCTACGGATGTCTGGGGGTTCACGTCGAATGACGTGTTCAACGTGTTGGCGCGTCACCCGCTCCTGCTCGACCTCCAGAAGTACACGACCAACGGTCTCCTCACCCCCGAGGCGGTCGCGCGGTACTTCGGTCTCGCCGGTATCCTCATCGGTGAGTCGCGCAAGCAGACGGCGAACGAAGGTCAGACGGCGAGCTACTCACGCATCTGGGGCGATGACTTCGGCCTCGTGCGTGTCGCGCGCGGTCCGTCGCTCCGCACGGCGTCCTTCGCCGCGCTCTTCCGCAAGCAGAACGACCCGGTCGTGACCGAGTGGTTCGATGCGACGGCCGGCAAGAGCGGCGGTTACTACATCAAAAATGCGGTGAGCGAGGACCTTCGGGTTGTCGCATCGTTCGGCGGCTTCCTGATCAAATCGGCCATCTCGTCCTGAGCCGGTGACTGATGGCTAGCCACAAGAACAACTCGAACCGAGCCTCCTCGCGCGTTTCGGCGAGCGAGGGGGTGTCTGCTCGAGAGGAGCCGACCCCTAGCCTGCTGCCTGCCATCGAGGAGAAGCCGGAGCCGGCTCCTACTACGCCCGCCGTGGAGCCTACCGTGCAGCATCCTGAGGCGCTGAGCTCGCCGGTCGATGCGACGGAAGCTTCCTCGCCGGCTGTCATTGAGCATCCAGACGCCCCCAAGCGATACCGCGTGTGGCCGCATGGGACACTGCAACGTGACGGCAAGACCTACCGGCCTGGCGACGAGCTCATACTGCCCGAAGCCGAGGCTATAAAAATCCCCGCGCTTATTCGCGTCAACTGATAGGCGGGACGATGGCGGACTACTTTAGCCAGACCGACCTGGAAAACGCGCTGTCCGTAAACATCGTCAAGAGCGTCTACGATGACGACCATGACGGCGTAGTCGATAGCGGACCCATCGCGGCATGCATCGCCTACGGCAACGCCGAGTGTAACAGCTTCCTTCGCAACGTCCTGGTCAGCTCGGGCGGCACCCCCATTACGCTGCCCCTCGATACTGTGCCGGACGAAGTAAAGTTCGCTGCACTCGATTTCGGCATTGCTTACACGATTCGACGTCGGCCTGATGTCGTCAAAGCGCTCAACGAGCAACCGTGGACTGTCTTCTACGACTACGCGGTTGCGAAGATGAAGCGCTACTGCGAATCGATGCAACGCGTACCGGCGTCAACAGCGGAGCACGCAACTGCTGGTGCTGACGTTTTCGCAGCTAACCCTGACGACGATGAAGCTCCCGAACCGCGGTGGAGCTGCATGGGTGACTTCGCATGATGGGCATCCATGTCGACACTTCGGGATTCACATCCTGGCTCCGCAAGGCGAGCGAGGGCGTGAACCTGGGAGCCCAGCAAGCGCTGAACGAAAGCGTCACGCTCGCGTTGAAATACGCGCAGTCGACGGCCTTGTTTCGGGACCGTACTGGCGAGCTCCGTAAGAGCATCACACGCGGAACGTCATCGACGTGGACGCACTTCATCACGGCCACGGCCAAGCACGCGCTGTTCGTTGAGGAAGACACGAAGGCGCACGAGATTCGGGCTCGGAACGTAAACGCGCTCCGCTTCGTGCAGGCCGGTCAGATTCGCTTTGCGAAGCGAGTCTGGCACCCTGGCACCGTCGGCACGCACTTCATGCGAAAAGCCGGCGACGAGGGCGGTCGCGCGCTCGTTGAACTGCTCGAGCGGATGGCCAATCGCGTCTTCCAATGACCTGAGAGGGTCAACGTATGCCGACGGTATCCAGGTGGGCACACGGCGGCGTCGAGTACCCGCTCGGTAGCTCTACCGACAACTCCCTCCTCCAGGACGCCGACCCGGCGCTCTTCTACGCGCTCCAGTTGTTTGAGAGCGTGTTGAATACGTACGTTGGCCCTCGCCTACTGGCGCAAGCGGCGCGCGAGGGATTCAACTTCCCGTCGGCGGTCGAGAAGGTACTCCACGTCGACCCCACGCCGTTCCTGCTGTCGGACCAGGCCAGGTTCCCGCTCTTCTGTCTCTATCGGAGAGAGGAGTCGTGGACAGACCATAACGCGTCATTCAACAAGGACGCGTCGATATGGGAATGGGCCTACGTCCTGCCGCCGATGACTCCGCGGCAGATCGAGCAGCTCCATCCGATCTTCCGCTCCGTCGCCGTCGTTGTCTCGACGTTCGCGATGCAGAGCTTTGATCCAAACTACGAAGACGGTGCAACGCTGCGCGAACTGTCTGGCATCCAGAAAATGAGTGCCGGCACCATTCAGTACGGCAATTTCGAAAAAGCCGAGGGCGTCGGCGGATGGTGGAAGGCAGTCACGGGCCGCCTGCTCGTCGTCGAGCGTGACGAGATTGTTCGTGAAGCTTTCGATCCTTTCGAAGGCACCAACATCGCGATCGACGCGACGGATGCGAGCAACGACAAGGTCGTTGACTTCATAGAGGCCGAAACTCAACCAGCTCCGACCATCGAATCAATTGCGCCCGCGAGTGGAACCAAATCGGGCGGCACGACGGTCATCATCACTGGTACCGGCTTCCTTCCAGGGCGCGAGAAGCCTCGCGTGCTCATCGGCGGCGCTTACGCCTCAAGCGTCGTCGTTACTCACTCTACGCAGCTTCAGTGCCTCACGCCTGAGCACGACGCGTATCCCACGTTCGTCGGCGACGTCCAAGTCATCAATCCGGACGGCCAAGAGTCGAGCGTGCTCGGCGAGGCGTTCACGTTCACGACCCCCTGAGGAGTGTCATGGCAGTTAGGCTTCGATTCTACGCCCGCGGGACCGCGCAGGTGGCGGACCCGCACGCGCAAGAGCGACCGAACCCGGTGCGACGGTGTGTCGGCCGGCGCTGGCAAGAGGTCATTACCGGTCGATGGTCCTGGGTGCCCACCGAGAAGCCTCAGGAAGTCGATTATCACCCCGACCTAGTAAAGGCGGCGCGTGATGGCGACTTGTGGCCCGCCGATGAGGAGACGGCGAAAGCGTGCGGCTGTCCGTTCGATCCGACCTTTGGTGGAGAGCGGCCAGAAACAATCAAAGAGTTCAAAGCTCGCAAGGCCGAAGAGGCCAAAGCCACCGAGACGGCCAAGGCGGCTCCCGAGACCAAGAAGGCCGACGCGGTCGGCGGAAAGGGTGACGGCTGATGGCCTCGATTGTTCTGACGGGATTCTCTGCTGACGACCCGGTACCGGGGGCTTATCTCCAGATCGACTTCGCCCAAGGCGACGCAGCCGGCTCTGGCTCACCCATCGAAGTCCTTTTGATGGGCAACAAGACGTCGGGCGTGGCAACGGTCGATACCGTCGTCTACGGCCCCGATTCGATCACCCCGCTCCAGACTGAGCAGGACGCGATCTCGCTATTTGGTGCTGGCTCGGAACTGCATCGCATGTTCCGTCGGTTCACGAAGGTGAACAACAACACGACCCTTCGCGCGATTGCCGTGACGGAGAGCGTTGGCAATCAAGCTACGGGCACCATTCGATTCGTCGGCACCGCGACAGCTGCAGGCACGGCCAAGCTCTACGTCCACGACGAGTTCGTCGAGGTTTCAATCGACAACCTCGATGTCGCGTCGGACATCGCGACTGAGATGGCTACCGCGGTCAACCGCATGGCGCATTGGGGTGTCACCGCGTCCGCGACGGCTACCGGCATCTGGGGCTTCTGCACGCTCTCGGCGAAACAGAAAGGCCCGCGCGGAAACGACATCCGCTACATGCCGCAGATCAGCCCTGGCATCGGCATGACCGTTCCCACGGCAGTCGACCTGGCGATGAGTGGCGGTAGCACCTCGGACAGCAACACCACGGCGCTCAGCACGATCTACAACTCGAAGTACTACTACATCGTCTCGGCGGCCTGGGACTCGACGCAATTCGATGCGCTGTCCGATCAGGTTTCCGCGGTTGCGGCGCCGACGATCGGCATCCGTCAGCGGTGCATCGCAGGCTCTGTTGACACGCTCGGCAACACCAACACCCTCGCTACCGGCAGGAACAGTGCGCGCGCTGAGATCATCTGGAGCGAGAAAAACCCGTGGACACCGGCGGAGCTCGCGGCCAACCACGCTGCGATTGTTACGCTCTTCGAGACCAAGCCGAATCCGCGCACCAACTTCGCTGGCTTCGGAAACGACGCGGTTACGAGTCCGTCCTGGGTTGTACCGCGCCCGCGCCTCGACAGCGCGATCCCGTCGCGTACGAGCATCAAGAGCGCACTCAACAACGGTGTGTCGCCCATCGGCGTAAACGCGAATGGTACGACGTACCTGGTCAACCGCATCACAACCCGGTCGCTCAACGGCTCGACGAACGACTACCGGATCCGTGACGCTCACAAGGTCACGATCTGCGACTTCTTCGGCGAAGACCTGCTTGCGAAGACGAACCTCAACTTCTCTGGTAAGCGTATCGCAGACGATCCGCCGGATGGGGCGCTCCCGCCGGGACCGGATGTCGTCACGCCCGCTCGCTACAAGAGCGCGGTCTTCGGACTCCTCGATGTCTACAACGAGAACGACCTTCTCCAAGACATCGACCTAATCAAGGCCGGTACGATTGTGCAACGTGAGACGAGTCCTCGCTCTCGGCTCAGTGTCCGCATCCCGTTGAGGCCTGTGGACAACGCACTCCAGTTCGCGATCCTCACGCAGCAAGTCGCGGCCTTCCTAATCGGAGTCGGCCTCGCCGCTGCCGGTGTCATGAACCTCTTCACGTAGCCATCGCAAGCGGCTCTCTTCGCTCGTCATCTCGCTCCACGCGAGGTCTGTAATTCGGACCAGTCGGATACCGAGACGGGCGAAGAGAGCGTCGACCGCACGGTCGCGGTCATACTTACGTCGGATAATTGGCGACAGCTGATCGTACGGCCGATCGAGCCCATGGTAGTAGACGCCGTCGAACTGGATATAGACATCTGCTGAACGTACGAAGATGTCGATGTCAGCCCCCTGAACTCGCTCGGGGTGGTGCACAACGGCGTCCTCGCCGAGGGTCTCGCGTAGCCACGCGACTAGCTCCCTCTCGCCTTTCGACTCTCTAACGTTCCCGTTTTGTACGTTTGTGAGACGAACCTTGCTTGCGAGCATCTGCGAGAGGAGCGAGCGCTTTGCTTTGAAGGCTGGCGTAGACATAGCCTCGCGAATTCGCTTAGTTCGCATTGCCTTCCTATCTGGATCCAGATGCGAGCGTCGCACCCCTTCGACCATCTTCGCTCGAACATCTGGTTTAGACCATTGAGCTACCGCACGCTCCTTAGCGGTAGCGGACATCTTCTTGCGAGTTGTGTCCGAAACCGCACGTGACTTACACGAAAGTCCACAAAAGCGTCTGGTCCGCAGCCACCACCCGACCTCGAAGTGACTTCCGCAGACTTCGCACGAGAGTAGCGGCCTTCGGGTCCATCGCGCTCGCGCACGACTGCATCGTGGACGAATCATTGTTGCAATCCACATCTAGAGCCACTGTAGCTCGTTAGTTGTGCAGTGCACACAGCCGGCAGCGAACCTACGCGCCGGCAAGTTGCGTAGTTCGCATATAGCGACATCGTAACGACATAAAGAAGCCAAGGCGAAAGGCATCCCCTGGGCGCCCGGGCTCTTCCCCATAGCGGTGGAGGAGTGCCGGGCGCCTTTTTGCATTTGCATCGCGGAGAAGTTTCATGAGCGGACTCCAGCTTTACACGCTCGCCTATGTCCTGGTGGACGGTGCGATCCTCACGGAGGAAGCGTCTGTTACCGTCAACAGGGCGACCAATTCCCAGGTCGTCAACACCGTAGCCAAGGGCTATGCAGGCGAATCGCCAGGTGCATCGTCGGTCGAAATCCAGGTGACGAGCGCGGTACCAAGTGCCGACTTCGAGATGAACCCGGGTCGTTTTATGAAGGCGCTTAAGGAGGTCGAGATCGGCGTTCTCGTCGCCGGTAGACAACTCACAGCACGCGGGTTCATCATCAGCGACTCGTTCAAGCACTCCGTGAACAGCGAGTCGTCGCTCGACTTCACCTTCCGTGGAAGCTTCGCAGATTACGAATGAGTCGCTCAAAGCAAGAAGAGCTATCCCCCAGCGAGCTCTGGGCGGCGCTTACAACCGTTCCGCGTCCGACACGAACGGTCCCCTTTCCTCGCAATAAGCCTGACACCAACGAGCCAGTTGGCGAATTGGTTGTCTGGCCGCTTACGCAGGAAGAGCAGATGGCCGCGAATACGGCTGCGGATCGCTTCGCCAAGGAGCTGATGAAGGATCCGCAGAAGCGGGACGAGGCGAACCTCGGCTACCACCACACGTACACGAACGAAGTGGCGGTGCAGGTTCTCTTTCGCGCCTGTCGCGACGCGAAGAACATCGAGCGGCCCGCCTTCCCCTCGCCGTCGCTCATGCGGCAGAGGCTCACGACCGACGAGATCGGGGTGCTGTTCAATCAGTACTGCACGATTCAGGCAGAACTAGGCCCCATCGTAGCTCACATGAGCAAGGAAGAAACGGAAGCATTGATTGTTCGGCTGGTCGAGGGGGGCAGCGCGTTCCCTTTCGACTCACTCTCTTGGGAAACGCAGAGAGCCCTAGTGAGTTCTTTGGCATCCCAGCTAGTCAGTTGCTGGACGGCCATGTCTTCTGTTGGCTTGCTGCAAGACGTCACGTCGATAGCCAAAGAGTACATCGCGCTCCGAGCAAAGCGACTATCGGAAGAGACTGGAGACCAGGAAAGCGATGAGGGCGATGCCGGCGACGAAGCCGACGTTGATAACTGATGCCTAACCCCGTCGTAGTCGAGTTCCTCCTGAAGGGCATGCCCGAGGTGGCCCGCGCCCTCAAGACCGTGGAGCAGGCTGCGGCGTCGGCCGAGCGCGCTCGTGCGAGCACAGCGCAACGTGCGTCGCAGCAGCGCACGAAGCTGGAGGAGCAGGAAGCGAAGGCCAAGATCCGCGCGATGCTCAAGGCGGACGCGGAAGCGAGGCGTG